TCATCCTCGGAATCCGAGCAGACGAATCCGTACGCCGACGCCAAGCCGTAACCCGCCGCACCGTCGACAACTACATCATCGACCAGGGCAACGGACAACACAAGATTTACCCTGTCTACGACTGGTCGACTCAGGACATTTGGCGCGCACCGCGAATCTACGACTGGGACTACAACCGCGCCTACGACCTAATGGAACTCGCTGGCATCGGACACCACTTGCAACGAATCGCACCGCCATACGGCGAACAACCAATGCAAGCCTTGTGGATGTTCAAGAAATGCTTTCCCGATGTGTGGGACAAAATGGGTGACCGAGTACCTGGCGCGAAGACAGCCGCCCGATACGCGCGCGGCACTCTTTACGGAGCCGGCGTCGGAGCCATATCAGAAAACGACCTACGCGAAAACGAATCATGGGAAATGCGAATCGTTCAACTACTCGACCGCTATCCCGATGACCAAAAGCGTTGGGTTACTAAACACCTAATGGGCTTCATCGAACGCCACTACCGCAAAACCACAGACCCCATCCTCGTCAAACCGCACCCAGTCACAGGTGTCGGTTGGAAGATTCTTTACAAGATTGCAGAAAAGGGCGACTTTAAATCGCGTGTTGTTCCACGGCTTACGACCGAGGACAGCAAAATCCGACCAGCCATGATTCGTCAATACGGGAAAGAACTAACGGAGGTCAAAGGAAATGAATACATCCCACCAACCGATTAGCAGTGTCGAGTGGATTCCGCGTGACAACCTCACCGCAAACTCCTACAACCCGAACAAAATGCCGAAGCAGGAAATGGAACTGCTGAAAGTCAGCATTATGGAGGACGGCTGGACTCAACCCATCGTTGCGCGCCTCGACGGTGAAATCGTTGACGGCTTCCACCGCTGGACTACCGCTGGCGACCCCGAAGTAGCCGCCCTTACTGGCGGGCTAGTGCCCGTTGTTCGCATCAAAGAAATCGACCCCGCCCGTCAACGCATGGCAACGATTCGACACAACCGTGCGCGCGGAGAACATTACGTTCTCTCAATGGCGGACATTGTTGCCGAACTCGTCAAGGAATATGGCATCGACCCCGACGCTTTGCGTAAGCGGCTCGGAATGGAACGCGAGGAAGTTATCAGAATGCTAGATAGGGGTAAGATGACCCAACGCGCAGGCGAAGCAGAATTCAAACAAGCATGGGTACCCCAGAAGGAAGAGAAATGATTGCATTCAGCCACTTCGATTGGAAGAACGGAAAGATTGGCGACCTCGACCGCCAGTTCCCCTCGTATCTCTCGGCATGGGAAAGTTCGATTATCCTGCCGGCTGACGACACCCACTACATCTACGTTCACGAAGGCGCGACCGTTCTGGAATGCCAGGAGCGCGAGCACATGCTCTATCAAGGAATGTATGCGGTCGTTCCAGGTCAAGCCCACCTTCGCGGCGGTAAAGGAATCGTCATGTCCCGCGAGAAATACAACGGCATGTTCGTTATCGGAGGCCCAATCGAAAAGGAAGGCAGACTGAAATACATCGACGGTTGTACCGACAGCCTGCTCGCGTCACCCGTCAAAATGGGAGACCCCTGCCTCAACCTGCTTTATTTCCCACCAGACATTGACCAGACCGCACACACTCATCCGAGCGACCGAATCGGAATGATTATGTCAGGTAAAGGTCGATGCCACGCTTGGAATAACGGCGTCGAGGAAGTTATCGACCTCGTACCAGGCATGATTTTCTGCATCCATACCGAGGGCTACCACAAGTTCTCAACACCGTACGGACAGGACATGCGAGTTCTCGCCTACCACCCCGACTCCGACTTCGGACCTACCGACGAAACACACCCGATGATTAACCGAACAATGGTCAACGGTGTAAGCGCAAGCAAAATCGAAGAAATCCGAACTAAGTGACCAACATCCTGCGACCGTGTTTATGGTGCGGAAAGTTAGGTCGAGGAAGCAGATGCGATGCATGCGAACAGAAATACAAAGCGCAACGACAAAGGCGGATGGAGTCACGCCCTAAAAAGCCACGCCCCCATTATCAAGGCGACTACAAACGTCGAGCGCGAGAAGTATGCCGAACAGCGCAAGCCTGCTGGATTTGCGGTGACGGCGCGCGCGACCACGACCCTTGGACAGCAGACCACGTTATTCCAGGTGACTCCAACAGCCTGCTCCTACCTGCCCACAAGTCATGCAACAGTCGGAGGGGTAACCGCATCATCGGTTACATCTAAACCATGACGAGGGGACGCAAACCTCGACCCGCCGAACAAACCATTCGGCTTGGCAATCCGGGTAAACGAAAGACACCCGTCGTTCAACCCATCCTGACAACAACACAGGACAACACACCACCCGAACCGCATCGCTTCCTCATTCACGGCCTCGACGGGAAAGACGGACCTGGCGAACGGCTTTGGAAAGACATTTGGACTTCGGGTGCAGGCTGGCTTCGATTCGAAACCGACGCCGAAATGGTCATGCTGGTCTGCGAACAAACCGACGAACGAGCCATGCTCAGAATGCGGCTACTCAACGGCGGCGACTGGCGCGACCGAGCCCAGCTACGCGCATTAGAGAAACTGATTGCACAAAACCTTTCGTCCCTCGGCTTTACCCCAACCGACCGTGCACGACTCGGCGGCTCAAATCAACCGTTAGACGAACTATCCCAGTTCCGTCAGAAGGTGCAGGCGAAGCGTGCGACAGCCTAAAAAGGACTGGAAGCCTGCGTTCTACACCAAGAGCAAAAACGATTTGACTGACGGTAAAGACCTTGCCGAGTTCTCGGAAAGGTATCTGTCGCTATCAAAAGGTGTGCGAGCCGGCAAACCACTGCTGTTCGTGGAATGGCAACAATGGCTTCTGAACTCGCTACTGGAACGGCGCGCCGACGGCAGACTGCGGTACCGCCGCGCTCTCGTCGGGCTACCTAGAAAGCAAGGCAAGTCCCTTATGGGGTCTGCACTTGGTCTATACGGCCTTCTAGCGGGCGAGGCTGGCGCGGAAGTTTATTCGGCGGCTGGTGACCGCCGACAGGCGCGAATCGTCTTTAACGAAGCCAAACAACAAGTCCTCAACTCGCCCCTCCTTTCCCAAGCCTGCAAGGTCTACCGTGACGCCATCGAAGTCCCGATGTTCTCATCGGTGTACCGCGTTGTTTCAGCGGACGCCAAACGCCAAGCAGGTCTAAACCCGAGCCTGGTCATCTTCGACGAGTTGTGGGTTCAGCCAAACGACGACCTTTGGGACCAGTTGACGCTCGGTTCGGGTGCGCGCCTCGACCCGCTTGTAGTCGCTATTACTACCGCTGGCTATGACGAGGACACTCTTTGCGGTCGCCTTTACAACTACGGCAAATCCGTATCAGCGGGTGAAGTAAAAGATGATGCGTTTGGCTTCTTTTGGTGGGAAGCCCCACTGAACTGCAAACTCAAAGACAAAAAGGCTTGGCGAATCTCCAACCCCAACCTTTCCGAAGGTTTGCTCAGTCTGGAGGACATGGAAGCGTCCGTCACACAGTCAACCGAAGCCGCCTTCCGCCGCTTCCGACTCAACCAATGGGTACGGGTTGAAGAATCATGGCTTCCGCCTGGCGCATGGGAAAAGTGCTACTCCGACCTCGCTATCAACCGTCACGACGAATGCTTCGTCGGAATCGACATGGCACTCAAACACGACTCAATCGCAGTCGTCATCGCCCAACCCCAGAAAGAACGCATCGTTCTAGAGTCCAAAATCTGGCAACCCAAACAAATCGGGGTCGACGTAGCCGAGGTCGAACACTATTTGCGGTCAATTCACCGCAACCTTAACGTCAAAGAGTTCGCCTACGACCCCGCCTACTTCCAAAGGTCAGCGGAAGCCCTCGTCGACGAAGGACTGCCGATGGTGGAGTTCCCACAAACCTCTGGTCGCATGGTTCCAGCCTGCGGTCAAACATACGAACTAATAACTAATGGAAAGGTTACACACGATGGCTCACCTACGTTTACCGACCAGGTGCTTTCAGCGGCGCAACGCATGACCGATTCAGGTTGGCGGCTCTCTAAAGGAAAGTCCAAACGGAAAATCGACGCCTGCATTGCTATGGTTATGGCGGTCGACCGAGCGACACGGCGAGCGGAAGAAACGGGTACTATTTCGGTGGTGGATATATGGGCAGACTCTTAGCAATCGCAACCGAAATCGTCGGCATGGTCTCAATCGTGGTCGGTGTTGCTATGTTTTCGGTACCTGCCGCCTTCATCACTGCGGGTGTCCTTACCATCGTTGCGGTTGAGGCAGGTTCATAATGGCTATCTGGCGCAAAACGGAACAGCGCGCATTACCGCTTTCCATCGACCCGAATCAAATCTCCGCACGCCCTTATTACCCCAACTATTCGGGCGAACTTGTTACCGAGAATACGGCGTTCGGAACATCAGCGATTATCGCCGCGGTCTCCATTCTCGCGGACTCCATCGCCTCGATGCCTTTGAACTTGTACCGCCAGCGCGAAACACGACTGGAACGCGGACGCACCCCACAAGTCCTCATCAAGCCGAACGAACACCAAAGCATGTTCGAGTTCGTTCACGAAGCAATCGCCACTCTCGCAATCCACGGCACCGTTTTCATCTACGCACCGATGGACTCCAACGGATTCCCGTTGGAACTACGCAACATCCACCCGCACCGCGTCAAGGTTTACACCGATGACGGCGGATACAAGAAGTACGACATTGACAAAAAGGTTTTCGATAACAAAGAAATCGTCCAAATCAACTGGATGGTGCTACCCGGAAAGCACATCGGCTATTCGCCACTCGACATGCTTCGCAACACGGTCGGAACCCTTATCGCTATCGACCGATTCATGTCGTCGTTCTACGGTGACGGCGCAACCCCATCAAGCGTTCTCGAAACAGACCAACAGATAACCACCGAACAAGCCAAGATTCTGCGCGACAGTTGGGAAGAAGCCCACTGGAAGCGTCGTCGCCCAGCCGTCCTTACTGGCGGACTCAAATGGAAGCCGATTACCGCAAGCGCAAGCGACATGGATACCGCCAACTACCGTGAAGCCGTAATCCGCGACATTGCGCGCGCCTACCGAATCCCCCTCCACATGATGCTCGTATCGGGAGGCGAAGGCTCACACCAGACCTACCAGAACATCGAATCAGCAGGTATCAACTTCGTTCGCCACACCCTTTTGCCCTGGATGCGCCGACTCGAAGACGGACTTAGCGTCATGTTCCCGTACCCCATCGTTCTGCGCTTCGACGCCAACTCTTTGCAACGCGCCGACCGCATGACTCGCGCCAAGACTCAACAAATCCAGATTATGTCTGGTGTAATGTCACCGAACGAAGCGCGCGAAGAAGAAGGCTACGAGCCATACGAAGGTGGAGATAGTTTCGTAGCCCCATCTGCAACGCCAGTTATTGGGACAGACGCAATCCCACCTGAGCGATACCAGGAAGGGACCGAAGAAGCATGAAGACGACAGTCGTATCCGTCGGAACAACACCAACTATCGTCGTG